GCCTCGTAGGGGATGCTGATGGTGCGGATCTCCACATCGCCGCCCTCATCCACGCCGACGATCTTTTTGGCTTTGAGGTTCTGCTGCAGCTCGTCCAGGTCATTGCCGGGATAGCCCTTGACAACGTAGATGCCCTCGGTCAGATCCTGCAAATTGTTGGACAGCCCGCACGCCATGAGGTCATAATCATCAATGAGCGCCTTGACGGGTTTCAGACCGGAGATCCGGCGGCGGTTGTTGTCGAGCCGGAAAAACGGAATGAATCCCAGCCCCTCATAGTAGGTGCTGTCGTCATTATCCTTACGGTAGAGTACGTGGGGGCGGGGGTTGATCTTCGTGTCCGGATCCAGCTCCGGCAGACCGCCGTCACGCTGCACAAACACTGTGACGTTCGTATCATCCCATACCTCGATCTTGCGGACCGTCTTGCCCTCCCGGTCGATGCGCTGCACATAGCTGTACAGGACGTAATCCTTTCTGTCCGAGGTGTAGCGCCCCTCTGCCTCGACCACATCGAGCGCATCCGCACACTGGAAGGCGAGCTGCCCCCCGCTGCTGCGGTAGGCGTAGAGGTAATCCCAGCCCTTCACAATGGCACCGGTGACCGCATCGCTCAGCTCGGAGCAGAAATCCTCGTTCCCGTTGAAATAGCGGTCGAGCTCCGTCTGGAGCTCCGGGAGACGCGAAAAGACAAAGCCCTCTTTTCCAGATAGGAAATACTGCACTTCCTGATCAACCAGCTCCGTGAAGAAGCAGTGGGAGATCTTTATATTCGAGCGCATTTTGTCCTCATGCAGCACGCCTTCATCATCGAAATAAAAGATCCGGTAATCCAGGATGTCGTGCTCACCGTCATAATACCGCTGCCCCTGCCGTGCTTTTCGTTTGGGCTTGGAATTCCGGTCACTGTCGAGCAAGGACCGGATCTCCTCAGGTGTAATTATAGCAGCCACTTCCTTTCCCGGATGCACGCCTCGAGTGCATAACGCATGGCATCCATCAGATGGTTAAAATCGTCAATGGGGCAGTTGACCAGATTGCCGAATCTGTCCCTGTCCCATGTGTAGTTCGTGATCTCTGTCAGGAAATTCACGCAGCGCGGATGCACGATGATCTCATAGTTCTGGATCCACTGCACGCCGTTCATGATGCTGTCCTTGCCCTTCCTGCTGCCCCTGATGCGCAAGCCGTAGCCGTGCAGCTCGTCAATGCTCTTAGCCTCGGCACAGTCGGCAGTGATGCGCTCCTTGCCGTAGCCCATGTCGGTGATCCTCTGCCAGATCGCCCTATTGCTCATGCCCCGTTCGTAGAATTCGTCCCACACATAGATCCGCCGGTTCTCCCTGTCCAGGGACAGGGCGACAAAAGCCGTCGGGTCATTCGTGTAGCCGAAATCCAGACCGAAGTAGGCGGGCAGATGCCGGACGGATTCCGGATCAAAGCGCTCCTCCCGGTAATCCTCAAAGACCAGACCCTCGGTCACGCCCCATTCGCCGAGCCCCGCCACCTTGTACCGGCGGGGATTCTTCTGCCGCATCTTTTCAAACAGGGCGAGGTCAGAGCTGTCGAGCCATTCATTGCACAGGTAATTCGTGGTCAGGGCGAGGGTATCCGCAGACGGCTCGTCGAAGAACCTGGATTTCAGCCAGTGCCGCTCGTTCCAGGGATTGAACGTGATCGTCCACTGCTTGAAAAGCCCGTCCGGGACTTCACCACGCAGGGATTCGTCAAGGGTATCAAAATCCGATTCCCGTGTGATCTCATAGGCCTCTTCAATCCAGCCCCAGCAGAGCACGCCGGCCTCGACTGTGATCGAAGTGACCTTGAGCGGATCATCCAGCCCCCGGAAGTAGATCTTCTGGCCGGTCGGCTTGTAGGTCATCTCCAGCGGGGATTCCTTGATCTCCCACCAGTCGTCTGCCCGGAGACGGTGGATCGCCCATTTCAGCTCCGTGAAGCAACTGTCTTTGAGCGTCCGGTAGGTCTTGCGGATGACGAGCAGATTTGCCTGCGGGTACTTCATGAGATTCACGATGTACCAGAGCGCCGTGGTCTTTGATTTCTTCGATGCACGGGACCCCTTGACGACCCTGTACCTGCCCCGGAACCGCCAGAAGGTGCCGTACCCTCTGCCGACGATCTCCGGGAGATGCAGGCGGAGGGCATTCTTCGGCGGCTTAGTCTTCGAGCATTTCTTCACCGGAGATCACCACCGGTACAGCACCGGTCACAGCGGTGTCCTGTCTGGTCGTGTAGCCGTACTTCGACATCCAGAGCCCGGCGAGCTGCGTCGGGATCTGACCGGTCTCGAATTTCTCACGGGCATCGACCTCACATTCCTCCCTCATGCGTGTGACGATGTCACGAAACCGCACATCCTCTGCGTATGTTGCATAAAAATCCTGTCTTGCCAGTCCTGCAAACACACAGAAGCCCTCGATGGTGTAGGTGACCCGGCGTTTGAGCTCGGCGGATACGAATTCGCTGTTCTTGGCGCTGAATTCATGGGTCAGCACCGTGCGGCTGTCGCAGTCGGCTTTATACGCCGCCCACGCTTCCTCCAGCGTTTTTCTGGTAAATTTACGGGGTCTGCCCATGAGATCACCTCCCCCCGGACACGCAGAAAGCACCCGGCGGTTGCCGGATGCTCCCTGCGAAACGTATCACAACTGATAGAGAAAAGTCCTGCGAGGAGGCGAACCCGGCACTTGTGGCACCGGGAAAGCGCTGCACAGCTCCCCGCCGCTTTTCTGTGATTCTATCCTACCATACATGGGGCGCCAACATCAACCACTATTTCCCACTATCCTGACTGCATCAATGGATTTCGTGCGAATAACGTTGTCGATGTAGTAGAAGGAATAGTTTGTCTCCCTGGCGATCTGCCGTTCCGACTTGTACGCCAGAAACCGCATCCGCAGGTACGTCTGGCAGATCGGCGTATGGATCTGCTCGATGGCAGCCCGGATCTCTGCCTCCACCCGCCCCAGCTCCCGCTCGACCTCAGCGATTTCGGCTTCCGTCTCGGCGAGGGCATCGAATTTCCGCTCGGTGGCGTTACCGTTTCCGCCGCCGCTGCCGCCGTAGGAGATCCCCGCATAGTCGGCACGGCTCAGGCGCTCCTGCCTCTCCGCATACAGCCCGATCAGATGCAGCCGCAGCGCCCGGCCACGGGAGAGCCATTCAAGCTTTTGTCTGCGTTCGGTCTTCATCCCGGTACCTCCTGACCTCTGCCATCCATGCCTCTGCCTGCTTCCTTCTGCGTGCCGCCCGTTTGCTGATGGCATCGAGCCTGCGGGGGTGCCCGCGGTTTTCCTCAGCGATCATCCGGCTGTACTTCTCCTCGATCTCCTGCACGCGCTCGGCATGAGATTTCCCGCGATGCACCTTCGCTTTCCGGAAACGCTCCTCCTCCCGCCGCAAATGCTCGTCCCGCAAATAAACTGCCGCCCGCAGCCGGCCCTTGTGTTCCAGCTCCGCGTTTTGCAGCTCGCGGAGTTCAATTTCTTTGTCCTCCTGATAGTTGTCACGAACAGCCTCCCCCCACGCCGTCAGCGTCTGCGTCCCGTGCTCCCGGTCGGATCCGGCACTCAGCGCCAGCAGCCTGCGAAAATCCCGTAGCCCCCCTTTCTCCCGCAGCCAGACGTGTGGTTCAAGGCGTAAGCATCCATCGTTGTGCAGTTGAATTTCCATCATTTCTTTCCCTCCTTGACTTGTTTGATTCTCACTTTCAACGATTCGATCAGTGCGTCCTGCGTGGCGTCCTTGTCCTGCAAGGCGGCAATCACATCTGTGTCCCGGCTGTCCCGGGCGGCAAGCTCATGCACAAAAACCGTCGCCGTCTGCCCCTGCCGGTGCAGGCGCTTATTCGCTTGCAGGAATAATTCCAGCGACCAGTTCAGCCCGAACCAGATCACATGATTGCCACCGCTTTGCAGATTCAATCCGTAGGCGCAGGACGCGGGGTGCGCCAGCAGAACATCCAGCTCCCGGCGGTTCCAGCAGGAAGCGTCCTCCGGCGTTTGCAGGACACGCACACGTTTTTTGGCTTTCGTCAATGCAGCAAGCAGCCGCTCCCGGTCGTGCTTGAAGTTGTAGAACACCAAAGCGGGTTGATTGTTCAGGCGCTCGATCAGCTCCATAAACGCCTCGATCTTGCAGTCGTGGAGCGTGAGCCACTCGCCGTCCTCGGCGTAGACTGCGCCATTGCACAATTGCAGCAGCTTGTTGGACAGCGCCGCCGCCGACCCTGCGTCAATGACCTCCTCATCAATTTGCAGCAGCATCTCCCGCTCCATTTCGTCATACGCTTTCCGGGCTTTTACATCCAGCTCGACCGGGACAACGTCATAGACCAGCTCCGGCAATTGCAGATAATCCTCGGACTTCATCGAGATGCAGATGTCGCTGATCCGGTGCTGGATCTCGGCGGCAGCGCCCTCCGTCTCCTCGTAGGTCGTGAAATGCCCGCCGTGGGTGTTCGCGTGAAAGAAGCTCTCCCGGAATGCCGTAATATTGCGACCCAGCCGCTTGCCCTCGTCCAGCAGATAGAGCTGCGCCCAGAGGTCGGAGAGACCGTTCGGCGCGGGTGTTCCGGTCAGCTCCACCAAACGTCTGACGTGCGGCTGGATCCACGTCAGCGCCTTGAAGCGCTTTGCCCGGTGGTTCTTGAAGCTGCTCGACTCGTCAATGACGACCATATCAAAGCACCAGCCGTTCCGGAGATAATCGACCAGCCAGACGACGTTCTCCCGGTTGACGACGTAGATGTCCGCCGGTGCGTAGATCGCCCGGATGCGCTTCTGTTCGCTCCCCAGGATCAGGCTGAACCGCAGGTGCGTCAGATGCTCCCACTTCGCTGCCTCCTCGCTCCACGTCGCTTCGGCGACCTTCTTCGGCGCTATGATCAGCACACGACTGACTGCGAACCTGTTGTAGATCAGCTCCTGAACGGCGGTCAGGGTGATGACGGTCTTGCCAAGGCCCATGTCGAGGAACAGTCCCAGCTTGTCCGTGTCCAGTATGCGCTCGATGCAATAGCGCTGGTATTCATGCGGACTGAATTTCATCCAGCATCGCCCTCACTTTCTCCTTGGTGTCAATGTCGGC